GTTGATTACGGCCCCCGCCACGTCCTGTCTCTCGTAACGTGCCTGATAGTCGTCAAAGGTGGGTGACTTCGTATAGCCCAGGGCTGTGTAAATATCCCGCTCGTCCGAGTAGGACATACCGAGCCGGGCCCTGACCGATGCGCGTGACGTCATGGTGCTAAGCGCCAAAAACTGGGCAATCTCACGCACGTTAACGGATAGCCCACCATCACCGTTCCCGCCGGCGCTCTTGTCGGCAGTCGCGCCAACCTTAGCTTTTCCGGTAGCGCCTGTCTTCTTTGTAGCCATGGCTATGGGCCTCCGTTCAACTTGTCGAGTTTCTCATTTATCTCCCTAAGCTGCTGTACTATCTGCACCAACTGCTGAGTATTCAATATCTGTTGGTCGTGTACTTGCTTGAGAGTTTGCGCGTTCTCGGTAATTGCTGCACGCAGTTGCGGATGAGCGCTACCAGAGTCGTCATGCGTGTTAACGGCTAACCCGACAAGGCTTTCGGTCGCCCTGGCTGTAGCATCAACTATTTCCCGTAGCTGTCGTTCCCTGGAGATTGCCGTGTTTGTGAGCAGCACCACCAGAGTTACGAGCGCCACCAGTGCCGTGATATAGGTCGGCCACCGCGATGACGGTTCGCTCATGTGACGGCTGAAACCATTCTGCTTTCCGCTAACACGTGCCATGCGATGCCGTCCCCGTTGTCACCATGCGCCTGCTCGTTTTACCGGTTGATTCAGCAACATAAACGCGCCACTGGTCGCGTCGGTTTGGTCTGATACGCATTTGCTGCTCCCATCAAAATTCTCAAGCTCCTGCAAGTAGTCGTTGTTCCATGCTCCCCGCAAGACTAAAATGTTGCCGGCCTCCGCCTGAGCACTTACCGGCTTTGCCCTGACACCCTTCGATTCATGTACGGCGTTAACCGCAACGTCGTAGCCGGCAAGGTTGCGAAGATGCGACTGCGCCTCGGCCTTCCCGGCTTGGCCCGGGTCCTGTTCTATGCCTATCTTAACGCTGCGACCATCCTGTGATGCGACGTTTGTAATCGTGCTGGCCACCTCGAGCGGCGAGCCGCGAAAGCGTACCACGTCGAGTATCCAGTGTCGATTACTCGCGTCCTGTCCCATCTTGACACCGGCAGTCCACGATGTGCGTGCGCTCGCTTTCGCCTCCTCGGTTCCGGCCCTGTCCCAATAGCGCATCACGGTTTTCATCTGCGGTGCAGCGTCAACGGTCGGGAACCAACGTCGCTGAAAGATTGTGCCGGCACTTTCCCTGATGTTCCAATTTCCGTTGAGCAGGCGCTCGCGGTCTACGTACGGCAAGGCCTCGAGGCTGGCTATGTAACCGGGGTTGTGGTGCAGCAGTATCTTGTTGTCTTGCACCCGCGAGGGAATGAACGTAAACGACTTCGGGTCCACGTCCTCGGAGAATGAGCCTTTCAGTTCTTCCGGTGAATCGGCCCAGTGAATCTCGTTCCTGAGATTGATAAACCACCTGATCACTCCGGAGCGTTCATATATCGGCAAGCCACTGTCGTCGTCTATCCACCACCGCAGGAATTCCCGCAACCAGTGGTCGGGGTCCGGATTGCAGGTAGCTCTGACGGTCGGCAGCACGCCACACTGAGAACGATTGCGCGACAACAGGTAGATGAACTGCTTCCAGGTGAATGATTCTAACTGGTCGAATCCAATGAATGGTATCTGCGAGCCGTCCCAGGAAAAGCGATCGTCCTCCCGTTGCATGTGCGCAAAGCGAATCTTCGTTCCCTTTGGGAAGGTCCAATCGCAGTAACCCTCGCGCGGAACGCCGCGCCCCCGTCGATATATGGTCTGCGACTCGTCCCAGAGACCACCCTCGGCCCTGATCTGGGGAAACTCGCGCCGAAACACGACCGCGCCATATCCTGGTATATGCACAAAGCGTGCAGCGTCAACCAGAAGCGCCCAGGTCTTACCACCACCGGCGGCGCCCCCGAACACAGCCATGTCGGCTGATGTTTGCAAAAATTGAGTCTGCGGTCCTGGTTGTGGACAGATGTGTGGTCTGTTCTTTAACCTAGCCGGAATCCGCAGTTCCGGGGCTTCCATTGCCATTACCGTTCCTATCCGGCTGCGGCTTTAACCTGCCGTTATCCGGCAGGATCAGAACGAAGCCGTCATCTTCCTTGATGTTTCCGATACCGACGTTGTCGCGCTGTCCCAGGTACTGCTTGCCAAGCCAAATCTGAGCGGCAATACTACCGCCTGCAGCCGACAGATACTGCATTCGGCGAAGGCTGCACTTCATATCATCCCAACCAGTTTTTATCAAGGTGCGAAAACGCAGCTTGAGGGTCCGTACAGAGCAGCCGACGCATGATGCGATTTCTTGGTAGGTGCAGCCGATCTTGGCGAGGCTGAGGATCATCTTCTGGTCGGGCTCGCTGCGTGGGCGCCCGATCTTCGCCTTCGTCTTCGTCTTCGGTTTGGCTTTCGCCTTAGTCTTCGACTTAACCTGTGGCTTCCGCTTGACCTTCGTCGCCTTGGTCGTCTTCGTTTTCTTCTCTGCTGCCGCCATAACCTACTTTACTCGCTTAGCTTTGCCGCCGGTGAGATTTCCCCAGCGCTGAATGGCGACGTCGCACCATTTCGCCTCGATCTTGACCATGCCTGCCTGCATGGCGGCCTTGACGCGGGCATTGCCGGAAAGGACCAGCCCCTTCTTGTCGATAACGATGTTGTCGGTGAATCCGAATCGTTTGATGGCGGCCGTAAGCTCGGCGATCTGATAGTCGCTGTGGAGACGAACATTACGTCTCGGGTGTCCCTCGTTCTCTGGCAAAAGCGTGAGGCTGTCAAGCCTGACAGTCTCGGTTGGATAACTTCGCGGCGCAGTTGCCGCCGCGCTTGACTTCTTGCCTCGTGACTTCCTTGTCACTGTCATGGCGCTGTTCTCTTTCAGGTAATGAAGCGGGAGACGACGGCAGCGGTGCTACGCAGGGTCCAGTCGCTCAGCACATACCGTCGTTTGAAGGCCATCAGCACATGGGAGCAGCCTTACGCGCACAATCTGGTACCCATGTTTCACGTCGTAGTTACCTCTACGCCAGGATTCCCGCTTCGCCGTGCTTTAACCCGAGCTACGGCCTATCCGGCGGCGGTACCGGGGTGGTCGATAGCGCTGGGTGAGTAACCAGCCGGACGACCGTTTCGCCGTTCTCACCGCTCGGTGGCTCGACGATCTCGGTGACCTTCCATGCCGACTTCTCGGGATTCGTGGTGCGCAGGTCGAGTATGTTGTCGACTGCCAGGTCTGCCATGATAACCTCCTTCTAGGCCTGTGTCTTTAAAATGCCGTACCAACCTCGTTTCCTGGTTGGCGGTATCTTCCTATCTCAATAATCGATGTTTGTAGAACTCTTGTCAAGCAAAACCCTCGCCCGCCTTCTTGGCCGGCTTCTCGTTCAATTCAACTATGTACTCTTCGGCCTTACTCAAATCAGAAAAGCCCATAAGCACTTCGCCCTTGTTCGACGGCCGGCGCTTTGCGTGCGCCAAGATCGCCCGCTCGCCCGGCTTTCGACAAATCCAGTATTGTACCGGCGGTACGTCGCCCGGCGGCCCTGTAGTCGCCGACTCTATCTTAACGACCGCTTCCTGTGAATCCGGACTGGGCTCTTCTTTTTTGACTCTAGGTTTTCTAGCATGCTTCGCCGTGCTGTCGGCCGCTACCTCTTTGCAAGGCTCGGCTTCTAGTTCAACTTCTTTAGGGCCTCGTATCACCGGGCAGGGTTGCTGGGGTCGTGGTCGAGGTGGGCGACCGTGAGCACAATCTGAATTGGATTAGGCACGCGGTATTTCCAACCTTGTGGCGTGTGAGCGCCAACATCGCCGTTCTCAACCCCGCACCATTCGCAGGTGTCGCCGGAACGTTCACGCACCTGTTCGACAATCTCCTTCCAGTTGCCCGGATACTTGTCTTTCATCTCAGGCCTGATCGGCATCAGTAACTTCTTTCTTCCTCTTAATCGTGCCGCACTGCTGGCAAAACAGGGTAGGCTCCCTACTCTCGGCGACCAGACGATTAAATACGACCGTCTCCCTGACCTCACCGCACGCTTGGCACTCCCAGAGCTGCTGCCGCAGTTGCGGCTTGAGGCGCTTGGAGGTCATAGGTCAAGCACCTCCTGCCTTAGCCGGTCTTCTGCTATCTCGCAGTATTTCCGTTCAATCTCGATTATTTTATTGCCTTGTTTGCCACTACACGCTATATTGTTACTATGAATAAATGCCACCAATGTGGAAAACAATTCAAGCCGCAGCATGGTCGTCCAGAGTCTAAGTACTGCTCCACGCAGTGCTATCTGACACATAGGTGGGGACCGAAACAACCACCTAAGCATTGTCCTGCCTGTGGGGCTTTCTTTAAAGCTCCCAAACGTTCTCAAAAGTATTGCTGCTGGGACTGTGCTCAGACCGCAAAACATGGAAGGCCAAATCCGGGTAGGAGTAATCAACGAACGGAAAGTTG